TGAATACATATAAATGAGTGAAAGCTCATTTATATTTATTTGTTTTTTAATTTATTTTTCCCGTTTTCATACGAGAGTTGACGTTTATATATGTATGTGTTTGTGTATTTATATATTATTTAAGTATTTTGTATTTTCTTATAATATTTATTATATGTTGTTATTATTTTATTTGGTAAAGTAGACGCGTTTAAAAGTACGCCAAATGTCATTTATTATTTGTTTAATTTATAATTTATTTTAATTATTATTTTTTATTTAGCAATGCCGGATGTATTATTGGATTTATTATGTTTTGCAATAATACACATAGCTGAGAGACGTTTTAGTTGAACTCAGTTAATCTTTTACAGGGCGGTAATGCTGTGTAGTGGTCCTTTTTGGACCATTTTTAATATTTTAGTATTGTTGGAGCTAGCGAAACTCCTTCTCAAAAGCAGTAATGTTGTTTAAATGAAACATCCATAGCTAACCTTGTGTAGTTAGAGTGGAATTTAGACTAGAGAAAACAAGCTCGAGGGTTAAAACCTATCGAAAATAAACCGCAGTTTTTGTTAATTTTCTGTAACGGTGACTTAGAAAATGAGTCTAGACGTTGATTAGTAGAGTTAGTAGGATGTAATGTAAGGTAGTACCTATGATTATATCGTTCCTAATATTGAAAGTTATCCAGAAAAATTATCCAAATTCGTGGGAAATCCAGTAGCGCATTTTAATTTATTAAGATGTTAGCGAAGGAGATTACCGAAACAAATAATGGACACAAACAAACAAACAAAATATTTTTTTTTTTATTTTAAGACAAATGCATTAGTAGAAGTTTCAAGAGCAAAATTTAGTGTAGTTAAAGGTAAGGTGTTAGATTTTACAAATTTTAAGATACGTATTTTTGGTGAAGGTAATATTAAAATGGTTAAGAGAGTTTTTAGTGGATTTAAAGCTGAAGGAGGTTTTGAATCGATGAAGTTGGCCGGTAAAGGTTGTAAATTGATTTATGAGATGTTGATGATGTTGGGTAGAGCCAGAGATAAAATAGTTAATGTAAATAAAGTAATATTATTAGAGTTAGCGAGATTGATATTAGATGTTTCTAGAGTTTTCAATGGGAAGTGGTCAGGATTAGATTTAGTTTCTTTATTAGTTTCTATATATATTTTTATGGAGAAGTTTCAATTTAAAGCGCAGGCAATGGATCAGTTTATGATGGCAGGAGTATCCATGTTTTTGCCCGATTCTTTTTTTAAAATTGTACAAAGAGCAAGTGTTTTATCAGGGTCTAAGTTGTGTGATGATGTTTCTATTTTTCATTCTTTGATTACGTGTATCCAAGATGTAATAGCATGGGTTTTTAATGCTTTTGGTTTACCAGAAGGTGTTAAGAATAGCGTGGATAAAATTTTTAATGTATTGTGTGTTTCAAAAAATCACATTTTGGTTAAAAAAATGAGATTATTAAACGAACATTTTAAAAGTAGTAGTAAAAATTATTTAGATAAAGACATGAATAAACATTGTCAAACTTTGTTAAAGGAAATAGATAATGAGGATTTGGCTGAGTGGAATAGAAGGTCTGCGGGTGTTAAAGAAATAATAAGTAGATTTAGATTAAATTGTAAAATATTGTACCAAAATTGTGATGTGGTTAGGCAGGAACCTATTTGTTTTGTTTTTGAGGGCCCACCTGCTACCGGAAAATCGGTAGCATTAAACTTATTGTTACAGGTCCTTAAGGAACCTTGCTATGCACATATTGTTAAATCTATGATGGATGGAAAAGATTTTTATGATACTTATAATAATGAAGAAATAGCCTATTTTGATGATATGGGTCAACAAGGAGGTTCGCAGTGGAGACCATTAATTAATATGATCTCAGTAGTTAAAATGCCCCTTGATTGTGCTGCACAAGAGTTGAAGGATACAAAGTTTTTTAATAGTAATAAAGTGTTTGTCACAACTAATAATTTTTCTAATTTGCAACATGTAATAAGTAAGAGTGATGGGATAAGTGATATTCAGGCTTTGTGGCGACGTGGTAATGTGTTAGATTTTAAACAAGTGAATTTTGTGGAAGGTGCGTATCATGGTGTAGTGCAATTTAAATATTTTGATGTAGAACAAAAAGAATTTTTGAAAGAATGGCCAAAGAGTATTAGGAAATATTTGGAAACTAATAAATTGGAATTGTTACCTTATTTTCATTTTGATGAGACTGGTGCAACCGGTTATGAAAATAAAGTAGCATTCGTAACGTGGTTAGCTAATGTTGTTAAAGTTTTTGAGAAGATAAAAGCACAACAATTGGTTAATAATAGTGTGAGTGATGAATTTATTAGGAAAGTAGAAGATAATATGTTTTTTAAAGCGGAGGGTGGTAGTTGGTTTACTAATTTGTTTGGTACACCACTAAATTCTAATGATATTGTAAATACAGTTAATAATGAACCTAGAACTTTTTATTATGATTTAAAGGTAGATGTAGATGCAGCACAAATGATGACTTTTACTGTTACTGAAAGTGCCACAATGTGGTGGAAACATTTAATTTGGGATACTTTAATTTTTATTTATGAAACTTATTTGAGTAGTGTGGAAGGTATGTTTGCTGCAATAGAAGATTTTACAAATTTTTTTTTTGAAAATATTATTTTTATTTTAATTTTGGCTTTATTAGCCACTTTAATTTCATCTTACTTTTTTCCCGAAGAGAAGGAGCAATGTAATGTGGAAGTGGAGTGGAAAGGAGAGGGAAAAGGAAGTTTGAAAGTGCTAAAAGACGTACATTCTTCTGTTGAATTTTTGCAAAAAGCGTTGTATCCAATTGATATAATTTATGGAGGTGTTAAAATTTCAGGAACTGCTTTAGTTTCTGGTCATTGTGTAATAGTACCAAGTCATTATGTGGCGGGTGAAAATGTTTTAATTAGGTTATATAAAGATACAAGTTTGAGAAATGTAATAGTTGAATATACTGATTGCTCGGTTATCTTCATGTCTCGTGAAAATGATTTGGCTATATTGCAACTGCCACAAAAATTTCCAACTCCGTTTCCTAATCTTAAAAAACATTTTAAAGTAAATAGTTCTTATTCTGTAAATAATTCTTTTTTAGTTACTCCAGCAGGGAGTACATTATTAGGAGCAATTAATGCTCCATCTAAAGCCTGCTCTCTTCCATATGTTTTTAATGTGGAAGGTGTTATTAAATATGTAAATAATTTTAAAACAACTGATTTTTTTTATACTGTACATGGGAAAGGTATGTGTGGGTCGTTGATAGTTGATGCTTTTTCTGGTATTATGGGAATGCATGTAGCTGGTAATGAAGCGTATGGAATTGGTGTAGCTTTACTATGGTCAGATCGATTGAAGAAACAAATAGTTGATATTTTAGAACAAGATTCAATGTTTGCACCGCTGTGGAATATGTCAGAGAAAGTAATAGATGGTAGTGTAGTAAAGTTAGATGAGAAAGTATATTTAAGTGTTCCATCAGAGTCTAGTTTTGGCCCTTCTCCCTTATATGGAATTTATCCTGTAGAGAGAGAACCGGCCGATATGCAATATTCAGGTAAGTGTACTGTGAAAGATATAGCGAAGAAAGCTTTTACACCTTGTTTAGCGGTTAATACTGCAGAACTTAATTTTGGTAAAATTGTTATAGATAGTATTGTTGAGCCTTTTGATATTTTAACAGAAAGAGAGATTGTGTTGGGAAATGAATGGTTAGCTGGATTAAATAAAGATTCTTCTAATGGTTATCAATGTATGAAACTTAAAAGTGATTATATTGATTTTGAAAAAGGAGAGTTTAAAGAATTTTTTAGATCAGAGTTAGAGTTGATTGAAGAGTCGATTTTAGATGGAACTTTTGAAGATTGGGATAAATTTATTTGGTGTGAGACGCTGAAGGATGAATTGAGAGATTTAAGTAAAGATGGAGAGCCGCGTAGTTTTAGAGTGAGTACTATTCATTGTCAAGTATTAACTAAGAAGTATTTTGGAAAAATGGTTGAGAATATTATTGTAAATAGAGAAAATAATACTATAATGATAGGTTGTAATCCCTTTATAGAGTGGGATAAAATGGCTCATAGGTTGAGTCAGTGTGAAATTATGTTTGATGGTGATTTGAAAAGATGGGATGGTAATATGGTCCCTCAAGTGCAAGCAGCAATGAAGGAGATATTATCAAAGAAAGGATCGAAAAAACATTTTGCAATATTGGAGTTTTTATTGCAAAATTTATGTACAACTCCCCTTGGAATACAAGATGATTTAATGTTGACAACGCATTCTATGCCTTCTGGTAGTTTTTTAACTGCTATTTTGAATAGTTTAGTTAATAGATTTTATACTGCAATGTGGTATAAAAGAGAAGTAGGTTTAGGATTGTTGGATTTTAATTCATCTGTAGTAGATTATGTGTATGGAGATGATAAATTGGTTGGAATAGTAAAGCATTCAAAATTTTTGAATGCATTATCTATGGCTAGTTTTTTTTCCTCTATTGGTTTGGAATTTACTGACGCATCTAAAAAGGTGGTTAGTGTTCCTAGTATGACTCTTGATGAGGTGAGTTTTCTTAAACGGAAATTTATCTATCATGACGTTTTAGGACGTTATATGTGCCCACTTTCTTTGAAAACATTGCAAAGTGGGTTATCATGGGTTGATACTAAAAAAGATGTAATGGTAGTTATGCAAGATAAATTGCATAACTACCAACGTGAGATTTATTTACATCCGAATAGAGATTATTTGTTGAGTGAGTTTACGTGTAAGCTTAAAAATTACTCAATAAATTGTCCCATTTTGACTCACAATTATTTGGAAATATTATATAATAATGATCCTGCACCTCCAGTTGGATGGCAAGGGATGAAGTATTTATAATTTCAAATTTAAATAAAACGTTAGAGCCGTTATAAACAATCCCCTTTGGTTACAAGGTTGCGAGGATTGTGCGAGCGAAGTTTTAAAACAAAGCAACATTGTACGACATTTCATGCTGATTGTGTAATGCATGAGTCGTAAATAACACAACAAACGAACAAATAAATAATAATTCGGAGTATTCAAATTTGAATACAGAAACATCTTTGTTGGGTATGAACTCTAACTCAACAGGAGTAACATCAGTGTCTAAGGTAGCTAATAATTACTATTCGGCAGTACGTACTCGTTCTATTATAGAGCCCCCTTTTTTATATGATACTTTTCCAGCTTTGGATCAAGTTCCATTAAAATTGGAAATGGATTATAGTAGGATTCTTAATAAACCTTATTTTGTTAAAAATCTTACTTTTACAACTGCAAATGTGGCAGGAGATACGTTAGGGCAATTATTAATTCCAGGTGATATTTTAAGTAATGATTTGGCTAAAATTCCATTTCAAGCCTCTGTTTTTTATAGAGTCAAAGTAACTTTGATTTTACAAATTTCAGGAACGCCCATGCACCAAGGTATGTTGCTTGCTGCAGCATTTCCTAATGGTTACTTAGATAGACCTGCGGATTCAGTCAATAATACAACTTTAAAGTTAAACTCTTACATGTGTGCACCACATGTGTTTTTAGCTGCGAATGAATCCACTTCAGTTGCTCTAGAAATCCCATTCTATGTGAATGGAAAATTAGCTAAGGTAGATAGATTGTTAGACACAATTTCCCCATATACTTTTGAAAGTAATTATGCTCAAATGGCATTGATAGTGCTGAACCCTTTAGGAGCTCCAACCAATGGATCTACTAGTGTAACCGTTTCAGTTCATGCAATGTTTACACATATGGAGTTTTATGTACCTCATGTTGATGTGAAGTTTGAAACACTTCCACCTGCAATTGATGTATTAACACCTTTCAAATTTATAGCAGAAGGTCTTACGGGTGATTTGTCAAGTGTAGCTTCAAGAGCTATAGATGGCGTATTTAGTGTAGGGAAAAAAGCAACTAGCGATGCGCTAGATGTTTTTAGAACTGGTATCCGATCATTAACTGGTTTACATAATCCTAATGTACCCAATATAATAGAAAAACATTATATACAAGATAGGCAAGTTGCTAATAACGTGGATAAACCAACTCAATTTGAAAAATTAGATCCTTATTTAGATTATGATAGATTGATTGTTGACCAAATATTTGATACTAAAACAGATGAAATGAATATGAGACATTTATTGTCTAAGCCGCAATATATAGGAAATTTTACAATTTCAACCAGTGATGCTTTAGGAGCGATGTGTTGGTCTAGACCAATTACACCTATCCAACAGATAATTGATACACGGTATTTCGAAGCAAATATAGGTAAAAATGTGAATACACAGTCTTTTAATAATATACCCCAAATTATGGCTTCATTGTCAAAATATTGGAAGGGTACTATTAAAATACACCTACAAGCAGTTATGACTAATTTTCATTTTTGTAAATTAGCAGTAGCTAGAGATTATTCTCCCGTCGTTTCTACTCTAACTTTAAAACCTCTTTATTCTTCTATACAGAATTTATTGGTGGAACATTTAGAGTTTTCCGGCGGAGGGCAAATTCAAACTATTGAAATGCCCTTTTGCTCACCACTTAATCAATTACCATGCAGCTCTGATTTCGATTTAAATGCTCTTCAACACGGCGTATATTATATATATTTAACACAGCCATTAGTTACAAATGGTAGTGTTCCAATAAGTGTTAGTTTCAATGTTTATATATCATTAGGAGAAGATTTTCAGTTTACAGGTTATGCGCAAGATCCTTTGGGTGTGTATAATCAATCTCCACTTGGAATTTTGCCAACTTTTGTCGCTGAAGCTTCTGTGACTAATGTAGTATCAGATCAAAGTCCTGTGTTGAGAGACTCGAAAGAATGTGATCAAAAGTATGATTTAATCGAGCATAGACCGATCGTGAATATTCGTGATTTATCTAGACGTTTTTACAGGGTTTTTGGATTACAACAACTTGGTTCGACTTTAAGTGCAAATCAAGGTATAGCAGTAATAGACGTTGCTTTATCTTTGGGACAACGAGCTTTGCAGCGGACAGTGGCAACACCGTCTACTAATACGGCTGGAGTTCCTCGAATTCTTTCTTCATTGTTTCTTGGTTATCATGGAGGTACTAGAATGAAAGTAGTGTTAACTGGTGTGGATAATGCCACTTTATGGTATATTCCGCCCAATTTTGATGCACAAAATTTTCCAAATGCTGGAGGCCCAACTCGTTTAGGGTGGGCTTCTTGTGTCCCATTACCTGCTGCAACAGCAGCATTGGCGGCACCAGTAAAAACCTTCATAAGAAATCAATTTGCAATGTATAGAGATGATGCGAATTTTGACACGCGAATTTCTTCCAATACAGTAATACAAGAGCGTTGTAATTATCGACAAGATTCTGGGCAATTAGTGGAAACTGCTAATAATCAATATGATTCCGCTAGTTGTATGTTTGATGTAGAAATCCCTTATATGTCTCCTTATAGATTTATAGGTGATTATACGAAACATAGATCGTCTGATCCTCTTCTAGTCTCTACAATACAACAATTTAACTCATCAACATCTAATTTAGGTCATCTAGTTTTAGTAGTACCTCCGACAAAAGTCGGATCCAGTTTTACAAACGTATCTTTAGATATATTTGTTGCAACTGATGATACAGCTAGATATGGTTACCAAGTTACAACTCCATTATTAAATGGATTAGCAATGCCAGTGGGCCCAGATATAGATAACCCTCTCTACAGTGGTAGAGTCGGATCTTATTTTGTCCCAACTGGCGGCAATGCTCCCGTAATATCGAGCACAATAAGTACCACCCTTAGGAATGGTCCTTATTTTACAAAATCTTCCTAAGACTAAAGTGACAAAGCCGCTTGTCATTTTCTTTATAGAACGGTAGAGTTCCTTTTTAAAATTTTAATTGGGACTCTAAAAATAAATACAAATTTTAAAAAGAACCGTTCTATTGTGCGGTATAATTTTTAATTTATAGTCC